CTCGATCGCCTTCTGCTCATCGATCAGGTCGTCCAGACACAGCAAGCTCGCGCCGCGGCCGGCGAGGGCGGAGTCTACGCCAGCGGCGTAGTATGCGCCCCCCTGATCTGTCTGCCACTGGCCGGCGGCTTTCACGTCTGCACGCAGCGCGATCGCCGAGCCGAAGACGTCCCGGTACGCAGTGGAGTCAATCAAATCCCGGACCTTCCGCCCGAAGCCTTTGGCAAGGTCGGCCGTGTGCGACGCCGTGATGATCTGCGCGTTCGGCTGGCGCCCGAGGAAGTACGCCGGAAAGAAGATCGACGAGTGCTGGCTTTTAGAGTGCCGGGGCGGCATCGCAATGATCAGCCGCTTGATCTCCCCGCGCGCGACAGCGTCGAGCTTCTCACACAACAGTTTCAGGTGGGTCCCCTTCACGTACCCGGGGTACACCGACTGGCAGAAATAGTAAAAGTCGTCCTTCGCCCGGGCGCGGTGCCCGCGGGCGGCGAGCTCCTCCAGCAGCGGCAACAGCTCCAGCTGCCGCTCCGGAGGGAGGGCGAGGAAATCCTCCTGCGAGAAGTTAGCGCTCACTTACTTCTGTACCTTGCGCATCGCCTCGCGGACGCGGGTAGAGGTTAATCAGGCGCACAACTGGGCGCTGGAGTGGGTTCGCGCCGATGCCTTGCAGCCCGGCGATACCGTCGTGACGCTTAAGAGTATTGACGATTCACAGCGGAAGATTTATCGGCCCTATGCTTACGACGGGTTGCAGATGTCGCAGGAGCATTTGTGGGGGCTCGGGTTCCTTTTTGGCGATGGGTGGCTCGTGAAATCCAGTCAGCGCGGTGTTGTCGGTCTCTGCATCGCTGCCGGCGTATACCCGGAGCTCAACGACCGCGCCGTCGCTGCGGTATCGGGAATGCTTGGAGGTGTGAACTTCACACTGCGCACTAAGGCTCGGTACTACCGGGCGGAAGCTCAGGCGCAAGCTCGCTGGCTGCAGGGGATCGGGTTCGACGGCAGCGCACATACGAAGCGTATTCCGGAGTGGGTTTATCGGCTTCGCGCCGGTGCGAAACGGGCGTTTCTGCGCGGGTTCTTCGCGGCGGACGGGTATCTGCGCAAAGCCGAGACCGAGCGCGAGACTTACCGTGTTGGACTCTGCAACCGCGAGCTGCTCGACGATTTGCGGCTGCTGGCACGCACGTGCGGGGTAAAAACGACGAAGATTCGTATGGACTCGGCCGTCGGTAAGCCCCCGAACACGTGCGTGGCCCGCGTGTTCACCCGCTACTCAGCTGAGTTTTCATTCCGTGAAAACATGATTGAACTCAGTGATCGCTACCGCCGGCAAGACATCGCCGGCAACCAGAAACAGCATTTTCGGTTCGAAGATGTTGAGATTGTGCGCCCCGCGGGGCGCGGTATGGTGTACGACCTCACGGTCGAAGGTGATGAGAACTTCGTAGCTGAAGGCTTCGTCACTCACAATACACGTTGGGCGCTGAATGACCCGACGGGGTTGATCCTCGAGCGGTCCAAGGAGGACTGGGAGATTCTCACCCTGCCGGCGCTGTGGGAGGACGGCCGCACGCTGTGGCCGGAGTTCTGGAAGCCGGAGGAGATTCTCAAGCTCAAGGAGGAGATGCCGCCTCTGCGGTGGTCAGCGACATACCAGCAGGCGCCCGAGCAGGGCGGCGGTACGCTGATCCAGCCCGACTGGCTGCAGTGGTGGCCGCACGAGAACCCGCCGAAAAAGATCGAGTCGATCATCGTGTCACTGGACCCCGCGTTCAGCGACAAGGACCGCGCGGACCCGTCGGCGTTCGTGGTGGCGGGGATATTCACGGCCGGCCCCGGCGAGTTGGGAGGACCGAGACCGGGAGACCCGTCGGACGCTCCGATCGCGAACATCATCGTGCTGGATGCGTTCGAGACGCGGGAGAATTTTCCTGATCTGAAGCAGACGTGTGTGGACATCTACCGGCAGTGGCGCCCGGAGGGGTTCATGATCGAGGCGAAGGCCAGCGGCGTGCCGTTGATTCAGGAGCTCAAGCTTATCGGCCTGCCGGTGACGGCGTTCGACGTCAACCGGGGCACGAAAGGGAACGCGAACGACAAGATTTCACGCGTGAACCGCACGTTGCCGATCTATCAGGCGTTGCGGGTGTGGTTGCCGGAGAATAGGGCGTGGGCCGACCATTTTGCGACCCAGCTGACGCGGTTTCCGATGGTCTCCCACGACGACTTGGTGGACGCGATGACCCAAATTCTGGTGTATTTTCGCAACACCCGGCTGATTACGACCCCGACGGACGACTCCATCGGCGACTTTTCGGACTCCGACAGCGAAAAACCCGGCTTGGCCGGGTTTGGGGGTTATCTCTCTTCGGTCTTCAAGTGAGCTTCGACTTCCACCAGCTCACGCAGAAGAAACTCGCGGTACTCCTGCGCCCCGATGCCGCTGCGGCCGAACCGCAGGGTGCCGACGGACCACAGCACAGCGGCTGCGATGAGGAGCACAAGAAAAACACCGCCGAGAATCGCGAGAAGGACCATGTCGGGCTCCGAAAAAATGCCCCAGAAGCGACGAATCGCCTCTGGGGCGAGGGGCCGGGGCCGACGGAGGGGGTATCGGGCGCCCGGCTAGGAGACGCCCCCAGTATAGCCCGCTTGCTGCGGAAGTAAATATCGACGATACTGCGGCCATGCGCTTGTCGAAACGTCCTCGGCCGTTCCCGGTCGATACTTCACCGCGACCGTTTACGGCGCGCACCGGCGCGCTCCCTGCGGCGCCGAAAACGCCCGCCCCGGCGAAGCTCACGCTGCCCAAACCCCAGAAACGCATGCCTGTTGACCCCATTGCTGCGCGGTCAACGGCGCCAATTCGCAAGGGGCTGCTCTCCGGCAAAGCCCGCGCGAAGAAATAACGAGGTCCCCATGGCTGTCGAGAACACTTCCTACCTGTATGAGCAAGGTGCTCCGGTCTCGCCGTCAGGCGGCCCCGCCGTGGAGATTGAGATCGTGCCGGACGCGCCGGCCGCGGGCGACACCATCGTCGACATTGACGAGGACATCGAGAACGCGGGTGACGCTCCTGTAGACGAGGCGGTCCTTGCGGTGATGCCGCACACCGCCAACTGGGCCGAAGCGATGACGGCAACTGGGCGCTCCGCGCTCGCGTCTGACCTGATCCGCGACGTCGACCAAGACGAGATGGACCGTTCGGATTGGTATGACACCGTCGTCAAGGGCATCAAGTTGCTGGGGTTCAAATTCGACCAAGTGTCAGAGCCTTGGGACGGCGCAAGCGCGGTGTTCGACCCCCTGCTGGCTCAAGCAGCTGTCGCGTTCCAAGCGCGTACGGCCAAGCAGCTCTTCCCCGCGAGTGGGCCGGCGAAAAGCAAGGTGCGGGGCGTTGCGACCGCAGTGAAACTCGCAACCGGTGCGCGCGTGGCGGCGTTCCTGAACGACCTCTTGACGGGCCACGTCGACTACCGCAACGAGCTGGAGAAAGCGCTCTTCAACTGTGGGCTGACAGGCTCAGGGTTCATCAAGGTGTTCTGGTCGGCATCCGCGGGTCGGCCGCTGGCTCGCAGCGTGCCGCCTGAGAACGTGGTTCTCTCACCTGACGCGACGAGTATCGCCACCGCGATGCGCGTGACCCACGTCCAACGTTGGACGCTCAACGAGATCAAGCAGTTCCAGTCCGACAAGACGTACCGCGAGTGCGTGGTGCAGGAGTCTCCCGCCGGCGCGGAGAACGAGGCGACAACGCAGAAGGGCGAGATCAGCGGTATCGAGATGACCAACGATACGCGCCCGACGCTCTACGAGACGCAGATGTTCCTGCGGCTGTCGAACTATGACAAGGCTCTGGAGAGTCTGGACCCCACCGATGGTACGGCCCTGCCGTACGTAGTCACCGTGGACCGCTACAGCCACGAGGTGCTGGCGATCCGGCGCAACTGGGAAGAGGGCGACCCAAAGAGCCGCCCCCTGCAGCATTTTGTGCATTACATGTACATCGTGTCGGACATCTCCCCGTACGGTCTGGGGCTGGTGCATCTGATCGGACAGGCGTCGCTGGCGGCCACCGGTATCGACCGCTCGACGCTGGACGCCGCGGCGTTGGCGAATCTGGGTGGCGGGTTCAAAGCCCGCGGGTTGCGCTCGCGCGAGGACAACACGCCGATGCGCCCGGGCGAGTGGCGCGACCTCGACGTGCCCGCCGGCGCGCTGCGCGACAACCTCGTGCCGCACATGTTCAAGGAGCCCAGCGCGTCGCTGATCACTCTTCGCGACAAACTCGTGGAGGCTGCACAGCAGCTTGCCTCCGTGCCGGCCGCGGGGATGGATGATCTCCCGCACAACGCCGCGGCGTTCGCTGTTCTTGCGCTGCTCGAGCGCGAGATCGAGCCGCAGGCGTCGGTGCATATCCGGCTGCACGCGGCGCTGGGCTACCAGCTGCAGTTGATCGCGTCGATCGTACGCGAGGAGATGGCCAAGGACGGTGGCCCCGAGACTCCGCAGGAGATGGATTTCGCGCAGACCGACATTGTGCCGGTCAGCAACCCCAACGAGTCGACAGCTGGCACGAAAATGCTCAAGCTGCAGACGGTCATCGACATGATGACCAAGTTCCCCGACGAGTTCGACAAGTCACAGGTGATCTCCTACGGCATGGCGCTCATGGGTGAGCCCGAGTTCGAGCCCATGCTGGCGAAGAAGAATCCGCCACCGCAGCTTGACCCCGTCAGCGAGAACATGCGGCTGCTCACCGGGCAGCCGATCAAGGCATTCCTCGAGCAGGACCATGACGCGCACCTGATGGTGCACACCTCGGCGATGAAGGACCCCAAGATGCAGCAGACGCTGCAGACGAACCCGAACGCGATGGTCATCATGCAGGCTGCAAACGCGCACGTCGCCGAACATCTTGCGATGAAGTACCGCACGGACATCGAACGCGAGCTTGGTACATCGCTGCCCCCTCCCGGCCAGCCGCTGCCCCCGGACGTCGAGGCGCGCGTTGCATCGCTCACGGCGCAGGCGGCGGACCGGCTGCTCAAGCGCAACGAAGCCATCGCCGCGCAGGACCAACTCAAGGACCCCGTTGTGCAGGCGCAGCTGCAGGACACCGCGAACGAGACCCGTCGCGTAGAGGTCGACGCCGAGGACAAGCGCGGCCGGCGCCAGATCGAGGCGGTGAAGGTCATGAACGACCTCCTGAAAAACCAGTCGACGATGGAGCTCGGCGTCCTCAATATCCTGAAGGACATCGCCGGCGGCGTCGACGGGTCGATGCAGAAAGACGCCGACCGCGTGCTGAACGCCGCGCTCAAGGACGCCGATCGATCGAGCCGCGAGAAGCAGACCGAAGCCCAGCGTGCGGCGAAGGATGCGGCTGGCGCCAAGCCGAAAAAGGGTGAAAAATGAACAACGTCTTCGGCTACATGATCCACGAGTTTCGCGAGCGGGCGAACTCCGTGCGCGACGCGCTGCTCGGCGGGCAGGCTACGTCTTTTGACGAGTACAAAGCCCTGTGCAAGCAGTACGCGACGTATCTCGACGCTGCGAATTTTGTAGCAGACACCGAACAGCGGCACGAAAATCCAGATAGGGGTTGACAAACCCCGCAAAACCTCCTATAAACTGCTCCAAGTGAGTAATCGCTCACTTCGCGCAATCCACCGGCGTCGCTGCCAGTCCATGACTCCGGTGCACTTTGGAGGTTCTATGGACGACAAGCTGCCAAATCCGGTCGGGTACACACTGCTCTGCCGCGTTCCCAAGTTCAAAGACACTGACGCTACCGCCCAGCGCGCGGCCGCGGCCGGCATCGTCATGCCGGAAAGTGCCACCAAGCGCGAGGAGACTGCTACCGTCGCAGTCCAAGTCGTGAAGATTGGCCCGGAAGCCTACAAAGACCCCAAGAAATTCCCCGCTGGCCCGTGGTGCACGGTCGGGGATTTCGTGATCATCCGTGCCTACTCTGGCACCCGTTTCGTGTACGACGGTAACGAGTACCGCCTGCTGGACGACGACAGCATCCAAGCCGTCGCACCCTCGCTCGAAGGTTTCGCGCGCATTTGAAGGAGCCACCATGGCCGATAAAGACACCACCCCCCAAGTCACAACCAACGAAGATGGCACCGCTGATGTCGTGTTCGCCGGCACCGGCGACAACGCACTCAACGTCAATGATCTCGGTTCTGAAGCGCCGGCGAAAACCGAGATTGAGGTCGTAGACGACACCCCGCCGGAGCAGCGCGGCTCGACGGATGATTTCGCCATTGGCGAGATCACCGACACCGAGATGAAGGACTACACGGAGGGCGCCAAAAAGCGTATCTCTCAACTCACCGCGAAGTACCGTGCGAAGGAGCGCGCCGCTGCAGCGCTCGAGCGCGAGAACAACGAGGCAGCTGAACTCGTCAAGCGCCAGCAGGACGAACTCAAGCGCCTGACCGGCATGCTCAAGGGCGGCGAGAGCAACTACGTGGCCGTGGCCAAACATGCCGCGCAGGCCAGCATGGCGAACGCCAAAGCGATGCTCAAGGAGGCGCTGGAGACCGGCGACGCTGAGAAGATCGCCGATGCGCAAGTGGCGCTGTCTCAGGCGGCCGCGCAGGCAAGCACGGTGGCGGCGTATCAGCCGCAGGCCGAAGCGCTCGAGCAGCAGCTCAAACCCCTGCTGGAGCCCCAGAAACGCGCGCCGGCCGAGCCCGTGGACGAGATTGACGCCCCCACGCGCGCGTGGATGGGCCGCAATCCGTGGTTCAATAGCAACATTGCCGCCACAAATTACGCAGTCGACTTCGCACGGCGTGCGCTGGAGGCACAGGGCATCACCGCCGAGGGTGATCCGAAGACCTATTTCTCTGAAGTGGACAAAGAAATGGCGCGCCGTTTCCCCGAGCTGGTCCAGCGCAAGCCCGCCGGCAATGGCAACAACAGCCCTGTCGTTGGCGCCGGCACGAGCTCACCACGTTCGGGTGGAGGTACGAAAGTACGTCTGACCGAGTCTCAAGTGCGTCTGGCGGAGCGCATGGGCGTGCCGCTTGAGGTTTACGCGCGCGAATACGCGATGCGCAATTCCGCTTGACAATCCCGTTAGCGAGTGCTAACTTACATACCAAGGAACCGAAATGGAACCAACTTCGTCGCCTGACCGCACAGATCGAGCATCGACGGCTCGCACCGAGGAAACGCGTGAGATGAAGCAGCGCCAGTGGGCGCCGCCCTCCACCTTGCCGGACCCTCACCCCCGCCCGGGTTGGGTGCATCGCTGGATTCGCCACCGCGTCCTTGGAACGGACGACGCAATGCGTGCCAGCGCTGCCATGCGAGAAGGGTGGGAGCCCTGCAAACTGAAAGACTATCCGGAAATGCGCATGGCGTTTCACTCCGGGGCGTCTGGTCAGGTTGCGGACATGATCCAAGTTGGCGCATTGATGCTGTGCCGGATGCCGAAAGAAGTGGACGATCAGCGCAAGGAATACTACGCTGGGCTGTCCGAGCGGCAATCGCGCGGTGTGGATGCGCAAGTGCGACAGGTGAGTGATCACCGCGTGCCACTGACTTCGGAGTTCCGCTCCGGCGTCGAGTTCGGCAAGCGTGGTGGCCCCGAGCCTACCGCGTGAACCATTTCGAAAGGAACTGACCATGGCTGCTGCAGCCGCTCCCTACGGGCTCATCCCCGTTTCGAAGCAAGGTGGACGTTACAACGAAGGTGGCTCCGCTCGTGAGATTCAGATGACGACCAACGTGGCTCTGGCGTTCTACGTCGGCCAAGTCGTTGTTCTGGGTACCAACGGGCAGGTGACTCCTCCGGCGACTTCCCCCTACGCTTCCGACACCGTCCCCGTCCTCGGCGTTGTGACCGGTATCCGGTTCGTCGACCCCGTGTTGAAGTATTCGGTGCAGGACTCGTACCTGCCTTCCGGTGCCGTCAACTCGGGCTACACCGACATCTGGATCACTGTGAACGATGACCCCGATCAGCTGTATCAGGTGCAAGCAAACGGCACCGTTGCGGCCTCGTCTCGCGGTCTGAACTTCCAGCTCACCGGCACGCAATCCGGCTCTGCCACGACCAAGCGTTCTTCGATCGCCGTCGTGTTTGGTTCCGGTGCCGCCGCTGTCACCACCTCCACCGTCCGGCTGGTCGATTTCGTCCGCTCGGTGGCTTCCCAACCCGGTGATGCTTACACCGACCTCATCGTCCGTTTCTCGCCCGGCGTTCACGCCTACGAGAAGACGACTGGTCCGAGCTGATCTGAACACCTGAAGGAGCTACAAAAATGGCTATCTCCCGTGCACAGCAGCTCAAGGAACTGCTCCCCGGCCTCCATGCCCTGTTCGGGCTGGAGTACAAGCGCTACCCCGAAGAGTGGAAGTCGCTGTTCGCAGTCAACAAGTCCGACCGTTCGTTCGAAGAAGAGACCAAACTCTCTGGCTTCGGCGTGCCGGGCTCGAAGTCTGAAGGACAGGCGATCAACTACGACACGGCTCAGGAAGCGTGGACTGCCCGCTACACCCCGGAAACCGTCGCGATGGGCTTTGCCCTGACCGAGGAAGCCATGGAGGACAACCTCTATGACTCGCTCGGCCCGCGTTACGTCAAGGCCATGGCCAAGGCGATGACGTATGCGAAGGAAGTTCGTGGTGCGTCGGTGTTCAACAACGCGTTCAGCGGCTCGTATCTGGGCGGTGACGGCGTGGCGCTGTGTTCGACTGCGCACCCCTTGGTGGGTGGCGGCACGAACTCGAATCGCCCCGTGTCTGGCGCCGACTTGACCGAGACATCGCTGGAAGCTGCGCTGATCGCCATCAGCAAGTGGACCGACGAACGTGGCCTGCTGGTCGCCGCCAAGGCGAAGAAGCTGGCCATCTCGACGGACAACGACTACGTCGCTACCCGCCTGCTGAAGACCGAGCTGCGCTCCAGCGTTCAGGGCTCTGCCCCGACGTTCGCGCCGAACGATGTGAACGCCATCTACACCATGGGGGCGATCCCCGAGGGGTATGCGGTGAATCACTACTTCACCGACACGAACGCGTGGTTCCTGACCACCGACGTTGCGGACGGGTTCAAGCACTTCGTGCGTGTCCCGTACAAGACGTCGTCCGAAGCCGATTTCGACACCGGCAACATGCGCTTCAAGGCGCGTGAACGGTACGTTTTTGGCTGGTCTGACCCACTCTGCGTCTACGGCTCGCCCGGTTCGACCTGATCCGGCGCCCCGAAAAACCCCGCTTCGGCGGGGTTTTTTACGTCATCGCATGAAGAATGGCAGTGCGTCGGGTGGCCGTGCGCCGCCGTTCAACTGCTCCGGGCTGAAAAACAAGCGGCTCGCCACGCACGAGATAGCCACTTGCAGGTCTGGATTGTCGCGAATTATTTGGGTATCACACTGCGCGTTCAAACTTTTTGCGGCCCAGTCCAACAGTGCGAGGTCTACAAATAGCCCTCCAGCGTCGTCGTTGTCCAACAGCCAGCAGAGGTTGTGCGCAACAGCGTTGGCAACTGAGCGAGTCGGGCTGAATGGGCCGGCGTACGGAATCCCACTGCTCGCGCTTCTACGGCATAGGGTCCTCAGATCGCGAAAATTATCCGCAGGCGCGACCATCAATCGTAATACTGGTACACCCCACAGTTGGCGCACAAGTGGCCTTCCGGGGTCAGGTAGAAGAGGTGGTTCCCGCAGTTGCATTCGCGCACCAGCTGATCTTCCGCCGGCGCAAATTCAAACTTGAAATGGCCGGTCACGCGCTGGCAGCTCGGGCATTCGAACACCGTCATCCCTGTCGGGGCGGTCGCAACCCACTCGTGCTTGCAGTTGATGCAGAAGGCTGGCCCAACGCCTGTTTGTACGTCGGGCTCGGCGGAAGCCGGCCGGCCAAAGGGTATGACTGTGGCGCTCATACGTCTCCTTATTTGGTTGCGCGGGCAAGATTTGAACTTGCGGCCTTCGGGTTATGAGCCCAACGATCTACCAGACTGATCTACCGCGCGCTGAAATTGTACTCAGAATCCGCTTGACGCGGGGCGTTTCCCTTGAATATACTCGGAGTGACCACTCACTTTTGAGGAGCCCCTATGCGGCCGGCGATCATCACTCAGACAGGCACCGGGACCACGAACTGGGTGCCGGTGGACTACATCCAAAGCCCATTCAATCTCGGCCTGCAGTGCGCCGTCGATGGGACAGTTACCTACACGATCCAGTACACCGCGGATGATCCGCTGACGGGCACGCCCACAACGGCGCTGCCGGTGACTGGGCTCTCCGCGACGACCGTCGCCGCAGGCGCCAACATGCAAATCCCCTGCCGCGCGGTACGTGCAAGCGTCTCCGCTGGCGCAGGCAGCGTCACGTTGACGCTGCTGCAGGGGACGTCAGCATGACGTTCTCCATTGATCTTTTGCAGCGCCAGATTCGCGCGGCTGCGCCCGAGCTGCCCGAAGCTCGCGTCGCTCCCATCGCAGCTGCGCTTTACCCGAAGATGGTGGCCGCCGAGATCACTGAAGGCCGCTCCGAAGAATTCGTCGGCCAACTCGCTGCCGAGTCCGGCGGGTTCACGCGCACGCGTGAGTCGTTGGACTACTCTCCGTCTGGCTTGCTCAATACATGGCCAACACGCTTCTCGGACCAGTCTGCGCGGCAGTTCGGTCGTGGATCGCAGACGCCAGCTGATCAGACGAAGATCGCTCAGATCGTGTACGGCGGCCGCGGTGGAAATGTGAACCCCGGAGACGGATGGAATTTCCGCGGCCGCGGGTGGATTCAGACTACTTTCCGCGACAACTATCAGGAGCTCGCTGACGCCACCGGCCTCGACTGCGTGCGTAACCCCGACCTCCTGTGCACCGACGAAGGCGCCGCTACCGCCGCGGTGTTCTACTGGACTAAACGCAAGATCAACGAAGCCGCTGACCGCGACGATGACGCGGCGGTGACGAAGAAAATCAACGGCGGCCTCATCGGGCTGGACAAGCGCGTCGCGCGCACCAACGCAGCTCGAAAGGTGAAGTGATGGACGCGCAACAGACTGCCCCCACCGTAGAGGCGTTCAGCATGTTCAAGTTCGTTATCGCGGTGCTCGGCTCCGCGGTCTCGATGAGCTTCATCAAGGGTGAGTGGAAGCACAAGATTCCGATGGGCATCGGTGGCGTCGTGCTGAGTTACACCGGCGCAGCGCCGGCGGCGGCATGGTTGAGCGCGCCGGCGGACTCTGTGGGCCTCATCGGCTTCCTGCTGGCCATGCTCGGTATGGCGTTTCTCGAGCGCGTGTTTGACGCCATCGAGCGGCTGGACTTGACGGCGTGGATCAACGATATCTGGGGCGCGGTCAAGAAGCGCTTTGGAGCCGGCGAATGACTGAATTCATTTCAACCATTACACTCACTGTCGCGGCGCTCGCCTCCCTGCTGGGCATCTACGCGCCGAAGTTCCATGACACCACCGCGCAGCGGCTGGCGATGTCTGGCATCGTCATCACTGCCGTCGTGCTCATCGCGCGGCATCCGTCGGAGATGTTCTCCGACAAGTCTTTCGCGCTGTTCGCCTGCAGCGTTGCGCTCTACGCCAGCGCAACCGCGCTGAAAATCTGGCGTGTCAAGGGGGTCTGATGGCCTTCACGTTCGATCTCCTCGAAATCTTCGAAGAAGCCGCCGAACAGGCCGGCTATGGAGAGCTGCGGACTGGCTACGACTTCAAGACCGTGCGCCGTTCACTGGCGCTGCTCACGCGCACATGGGCCAACCGCGGGTACAACCTGTACTCGATTCAGGAAGGCACGCTGTCCCTCGTGCAGGGCACAAACACGTACGAGTTGCCGGCGGACATCATCGATGTGACGGACGCCGCGTTGCGCAGCAACGCCGGTACGACGTCGCAGTTTGATCTCACGCTCCTGCGCATCTCCACGGTGGACTATTACCAGTCGCCGTACAAGCTGCAGCAGCAGCAACCCAATCAGTTCTACGTGCAGCGTGCGGAGACATCCAACTTTGTTGTGTGGCCTACGCCGGATCAGGCGTACACCATCGTGTATTGGTACATGGCGCTCCCGAGCGACCAGACGACTGGAAGTCAGACCATGGGTCTGCCCGAGCGTTTCATCCCGGCGCTCGTGTCCGGCCTCGCGCACCAGCTCGCGCTCAAGCGTCCGGAGCTCGCCGCGCGCGTCCCGCTCCTGCGCGAGCAGGCCGACATTCAGTGGCAGCTGGCGTCTGAGGAAGACCGCGATCGCGCCCCGATGCGCGTTGTGCCGTACATGGGAGCGATCGTATGAGCTCCGCGTTTGCCACCGGCAAATGGGCGCTCGCAGAGTGCGACCAGTGCGGGTTCCAGTGCGACTACCGCCGGCTGCGCCCGCTCGTCATCAACGAGGGGCGCACGAACATCCTCGTGTGCCCTGACTGCTGGGTCCCTGATCAACCGCAATGGCGCATTTCGCCCAAGGTGGCTGACGACCCGCAGGCGCTGCGCAACCCTCGCCCCGTCGGCAATTTGGCCGAGCAGCGCGAGATCACCGAGACACCGCAGTACATCTCACTGATGGACGGCGTGTGGCCCCCGCAAGTTTACCCACCGATCGAATGAAAGGAGCCATCATGGCCAAGCCCTCGTTTCCGTTCCCGCCCAAGAAAGGCGGCGGCGCCGCCCCCGCCAATGCGCTGAAAGCGCACATGAAGAAAGGCCCCGCGACTGCGCACCCCGACGCCGCAGCGAAGAAGTTCGCCTGCGGTGGCGGCGTGTCCAACAAGCAGCTCGGCTCCATGGGCCGTAACCTCGCCAAGACCGCAGCCAGCCGCGGACGCTGATGAACTACGCCGCGCTCGTCACCGCCATTGAAAATTACTGTGAGAACTACGAGACGACTTTCGTCTCGCAGATTCCTACGTTCGTCAAAGCGGCGGAGCAGCGCGTCTACGACACGGTGCGCATCCCCGATCTGCGCCGCGCGCAGACGGCGGAGTTGACACCGAACAATGCGTTCCTCACGTCGCCCACGGACTTCCTCGCCCCGCAATCGCTGTCGGTCACGCTGGCGGATGGTTCGATCGAATACCTGATGAACAAGGACGTGGAGTATCTGCGTTCTGCGTACCCGGGCAACACGGCTGGCCAGCCCAAGCTGTACGCGCTGTGGGACGACGCCACGTTCCAACTCGCTCCGCCGCCAGACGACAACTACACCGTCGAGCTGCAGTATTTCTACTACCCCGAGAGCATCGTCACCGCGGACAACACGTGGCTCGGCGATAACTTCGAGTTCGTGCTGTTGTACGGTTCGTTGATTGAGGCGTACACGTTCATGAAGGGCGAGGCAGACGTCGCAGCGGCGTACCTCGCGCAGTACCAAGCATCGCTGGCACTCCTTGTGGAGTACGCGGAGCGCTATACGCGGCAGGACACCTACCGCAATCTCCAGAAAAGGAAAGTGTGATGAACACCGTACACCGTATCCCTACGTTCGGCTTCGTCTGGCGCGTCGAGTGCGTCGGTCCCGACGGCAAAGTCAAGTGGGTCGAAGAGAACCACAATCTGACGACCACTGGCGGCTTGAACGACATCCTCGACAAGTATTTCGCCGGCGCCGCGTACACCGCTGCGTGGTATCTCGGGCTCGTCGACAACGCGGGGTTCTCGGCTTACGCTGCCGGCGACACCATGGCGTCGCACGCTGGCTGGTCTGAGTCAGTCGTGTATTCGAACGCCACGCGGCCGGCTGTCTCGTTCTCCGCCGCTGCGGGCGGCGTGAAGTCGACGTCAGCTGCGTCGTCCTTCACGATCAATAGCGGTGGCACAGTGCGCGGGTGTTTTCTCGTGACTGATTCCACCAAGGGTGGCGCGAGCGGTATCCTGTTCTCGGAAGTTGATTTCACTTCTGGCAGCCGCGCGGTGTTGAGTGGTGACACGCTCAACGTCACCGGTGCGATCACGGGGACTTGACATGGACATCGGCACCCGCGTTCGCGTCAAGCCGCCCTTCGGACTCACGTTCTCCGGGGTGTACACGGTGGTCGAGCCGCCCGCGCTGGAAGAAGGCGCGGACCCGCACCCGGAGGGCCTGGTGTGGCTGGATGGAGCGCCGGGGGCGTGGTCCGTGGAGCATCTTGAAGAGGAGCAGGCGTCGTGACAATCAGCACGCCCGACAACGTAGTTGCGGCGCTCGCCGCAGGCCAGCCGCAGACGACGTACTTCCCTTCAGTGACTACGGTCGCGGGGCGCATGACGTTCATGAACGCCGCGAGTACGCAGAATCAGTGGGGGCAGCTCGCTACCCCCACGGTGCGAGGGTCCGGGGGCCAGCTCGTAGACGCGGGCGACGCGGGGTTCTTCCCTTGGACAGCTGCGGGTGGCGGCACGCAAGACTACCTGCTGCTGGTGGCGCCGTCCAACGTGACGCTCGGGTCTTTGCTGATTTACGACGTGGTATACGCGGTATCAGGGTTCAGCGGCACCGTGACCACGGCACAGACAATAACGTCGATGCCCACGCTCACGCGGCCGACGAACGGCGAGGGGCTGCAGTTGTTTGCCGCTATCTGGGGGCAGATAGGCACGACAGGCACTACGGTCACAGCGAGCTACACGAACCAAGCAGGCACCGCTTCGCGCACGACGATCGCTGCCAGCATTGGCGCCACCGGCCTGCGCGAAGTGTACCGGCTCATCCCCATGCCGTTGCAGGTTGGGGACAGCGGAGTTCAGGCTATTGCGAGTGCTACCCTCGCCGGTACAACCGGCACTGCGGGCGACTGGGGCCTCGTGCTCGCGCGGCCGATTACCCAAGTGCCGGCGTTCAGCGGCGGGGGGTGCAGGCCGCTCGACTTCGCCAAGCTGGGGCTCCCCCCGATCGACGTTGATACGGCGTTTGGTGTGTTCCTGCTGGCATCCACAACCACATCCGGCCTGTCATTCATGGGTTGGAAAATCGGCAGCTAATCGTGGCGATCACAACGGTTGCGCAACTCTCTGCGGCGCGCAAAGTACTGATCCAGCGCGGATACAACAACGTCTTCACGGGCTCAATACTCATGGTTGTGGGTTTTGGTGGCTTGTTGAATCCGCTGACGCGCGTTGGCTCGACAACGCCGGGGTCCCCGGCAGCAGGGGGGGCGCTGCTGTCAAAGGCGTCCACAGGATTCTACAACTTTGCGGACCCCGACACGGGTGAGTCGGTGTACCTTGAGCGCGGGCGATACACGCTGAGCAGCACGACGAGTAGCGCGTCGAACAACTGGATGGATGCCATCTGGGCCTGCCGATCGCTGGACGGGACGCTCACCACGGCGCAGAACATTACGGGATTCCCCGCGTACACTCGCACGGACAGTAACGGCGTTGGGCTCATGATGTTTCTGTACGCGTATTTGGCGGCAGGGGCTACCGCCACGAACGCCACCATCACGTACACGAACACGGCGGGCACAGGCGGGCGCACTTCGGTCGTTGTCGTGCCGACGAATGGCTTGTCTGTGACAGGACACTGCTTCGTAGCGCCGTTGCAGGCTGGTGATCTGGGGGTAAAGTCGGTTGAGTCTGTGCAGCTCTCCGCGTCGACAGGCACCGCAGGCAGCTTGGGCGTGTTGTTGGCGCGTCCGGTCGGGTTCGAGGGGTGCGCTGGCCCACAAGCATCCGGCGACGGTGTAGACGACGACTGGATGCACACTGGGCTGGGGCTTTTGGACGACGACGCTGCGCTCATCCCCATCGCGCTCGGCAGCGCCATCATGAACGGCACACTAGAGCTGGCTTACGGATGAACCGGTACACAGCGCCTTGGTTTGATGCGGAGCAAATACTCAGTGGGGGCACCCTTGGGCCTGTCGCAACGGACTGGTTCTTTGAAGGCGGCGGAGGGACAGTCTACAACGACACTTTCGCTGTAGCGGTCGATTTCGATTTCGCCGCGAACACGCAACTCGATGCCTCCGCGGCGTACGCTGGCGCGGCTACGTTCGCGTTCGCGGCTACTACCACAGCTACAAGCAACGCGGTGTTCGCCGCGACCGCTGATTTCGATTTCTCCGCCGGTGGCGGTCTCGCGCTCGACTCAGCGTTTGCCGCGGCTGTTGATCTTGATTTCACCGCTGCGAGTAATCTCTCCGTGCCAGCGTCATTCGCTTCGACCGTTGACTTCGATTTCGCCGCGAACGCGCAACTCGATGCCTCCGCAGCGTACGCAGGGGCGGCCACGTTCGCGTTTGCGGCTACTACCACAGCTACAAGCAACGTAGCGTTCGCCGCGGCCGCCGATTTTGATTTCTCCGCCAATGGCGGACTTGCGCTCGACTCGGCGTTCGCCGCGGCGGTCGATCTCGATTTCACCGCCGGGGGTAACCTCGGCATGCCAGCGGCGTTCGCTGCAGCCGCCGACTTTGACTTCACCGCTGCGGGCAACCTCGACATGCCGGCGGCATACGCTTTTTCGGCCGACTTCGATTTTACCGCCGGTGTGGGCGTAGGGGTCACGTCGACTTTCGCCGCGGCGGTTGACTTCGATTTTGCCGCGACGGGGGCGAGCAGTTTGGCCGCGTCCTTTGCGTCGACGGCCGACTTCGACTTCGCCACTACGACGCAGATGAACGCCGTGGGCGCGTTTGCGGTCCCGGTCGATTTCGATTTCGCCGCCACGACGCAGATGGTCATGCCGGCTGCCTTTGCGGGCACTGTGGGGTTGGATTTCTTGGCCGACGCCGGGACAATGATCCCGACTGCCTTCGCGGCCGCCGTAGACCTCGATTTCGCCGCGAACGCCGTAACGATTATCCCGGCCACTTTCGCTGACGACGTCACGCTGGTGTTCGCTGCAGATGGCTCGACGAGCGGGATTCCAGTAACCCCGTGGGACCCGGATACTCCCACTGGCGGTTCCGGGTGGACGACGGTATCCGCCGGCGGCGGAGTGTGGTCTCCTGCGACGCCCAGCGGCGGGTCAAGCTGGACGCCTGTCACCCCCGGCGCAGGTATCTGGACACCCCACGATCCGACAGGCGGCGGGGGTTGGAATAGTTGACAGGTTAGCGTACACTCACTTCATTTCTGGAGCTCACCATGCCGAGCACATACTCTTCAGCGCTGCGCCTTGAATTGATCGGCGACGGCGAGCAGGGCGGGACGTGGGGCGATACCACGAATCGCAACCTCGGAACGCTTCTCGAACAGGCGATCACCGGTGGGTTGGCCGTCAGCGTCACTGCGGGCAATGTCACACTGACCGAAAACGACGGCCTCTCGGATGAATCACGCAACGCATATCTGAAGTTCACGGGCACACCCGGCACGGCGCGCAACGTGATTGCGCCCGATGCCGCGAAGTTGTATTTTGTCTACAACGCGTCAGACTCTACGGTCACACTGAAGAGCGCGACGCAGACCGGCTTCGCTGTTGGCGCCGGCCAGTACGCCGTTGTTTACCTGTACGCCGCTGCGACCGCCGAAGGCGCGCGGTTCTCTTCGGTATCCTCCGCCGGCGTGATCACCGCGGCGCTGACTGGCAACGTGACGGGCAACTTGACCGGCAACGTGACGGGCAACGTGACCGGAAACGTCACCGGCAACGTGACGGGTAACCTGACCGGAAACGTCACGGGCAATCTCACGGGGGCCGTTACGGGCACCGCGAGCGGCAATACAACGCCAGCGAACATCCAGAACCAGACGAATCGCGCGTTCACAACTGGGGGGACAGCGTCGGCGTTCACCGGTGGAACGACTCCGGCGCTGACTGCGCTGGCAGAGAATCAGAGCTTTGACGTCGAGTTTCACACTGCGAGTTCTGGCGCGGCCACGCTCAACATCGACAGCCAAGGCGCAGTCGCGCTCATGTACCGGAACAAGGCCGGTACGAAGACTTCCGTTGCGGCGCTCATTCCATCTGGGTGGCGCAGCGAAGTGACGTACGACGGCACGGACTACATCGTGCGCGAGTTGCCGCAGTGGCCGCCGAGCTTCTACTTCGGCAACGGCTGGATTAACGCAGGTTCGTTCAATAGTTCATCGTTTACGTCGTTGTATGTCGCGACGACGAGTGTGAGTAACAACTCCGGATTTTCCTCTGGGACCGTTACAGTTCCGTATTCTGGGTGGTATGAAGTCATTTGCCCCCGCATGTCCTACAGCTACATCAGCGGCACCGTGACGAGCGTTGACTTCCGCGTCGGGCACAACGGGTCGAACATCAACCCTGAGTTTTCGCTGACTGCGGACACGCAGCGGATGGCGTTTCATGTCGTGTTCGCTGTCACTGCTGGTGACACCGTGGAGTTCCGTGGCCGCGTAACTGGCGGTGGTACGGTCGGGTATTCTCTGGTCGGCGTGCAGATGCGGATGCTGTCATGATCCGTGCCATCTTTCTCCTCCTGCTGTCGGCCCCCGCCGCCGCAACCACAATCGGCCTGCACCTTGGCAGCGTGCACAGCACGCCCGGCTGGTGCAACTACAACCCCGGCGTGTACATGCGCACCGACGCTGGCCTGACGCTGGGCGCGTACCGCAACAGCGAATGCACATCGAGCGCCTACGCCGGATGGACGTGGGAAGCGCGCCGCGGGAAGCTGGCCGCAGCCGTTACGGCCGGCGCCGTTACTGGCTACGCTGCTCGCTCGGTACAATTTTTGCTCGTGCCCAGTATTGCAGTCGACGTCGCCAGTCGTACCGCACTGCGCTTGACCTACATCCCGAAGATCGAGCGCGCCGGTGCACACGCGCTCCATCTGAGCATTGAGCGCCGGTTCTGATGATTTCTCTCCCCTACCGCCTCCTCATCCTCGGCCTCATCATCGCGGCCGTGGGTGGGCTCGGCTTCATGAAGGGCTGGTCGGCGCAGGGCGCACGGTTTGAGAAGTACAAGGTTGATACGGCGCTGGCCACCAAGACGCGCATGATCGAGCGCCAGAAGATCGTCAACAAGGTGATCGTTGAAGTTCAGACGGTGCGTGAGGTCGTCGAGAAACAAGGAGTTCAGAATGAAGAACGCATTCGCGAGGCAGCAGCTGCAGGCGATCTTGATGGTGAGTTGTCTGGCCATTTCCGGCTGCTCTACAACGCCGCCGTCACAGGACTCGGGTTTGAGCGAGCTGACGCCGCTACTGCGCCGCCCGTCCCCGTTGAAACCGTTGCCCGAGCCCTCCAAGCCAACTTCACCACCTGCCGGAAAAACGAAATCGACCACAACGGTCTGATCGACGCCATCGAGCGAATTCAGCGCAAGGAGAAATAACTTGCCGTTTCAGAAGCTTCAATTTCGCCCGGGGCTGGTTCAAGACGCAACGCGCTACTCCGCGGAGGGCGCGTGGTGGTCAGGTGACAAAGTCCGTTTCCGCCAAGGATTCCCGCAGAAGATCGGCGGCTGGGCACGCGCGTTCACTGACGTGCTGTATGGCACCTGTCGCGCTGTGATTACGTGGATGACGAATACCGGGCAGCAGCTGATGGGATTCGGCACCTCGCGGCGCTATTACGTTCAGACGGGCGGCACGCTGTACGACATCACACCGGTTGGCTCAACCGCGACGCTGGCAAACCCTCTGACGTCTGCGAATGGCTCTGACGAAATCGTCGTTGCAGATGCCTCGCATGGGCAGCAGGATGGTTCTACGGTGATCATCTCTGGCGCCACAGGGTTCAATGGGCTCGTCACCGGCGAACTGAACGCTGAACACATCATCCAAGTGATTGACGTCAACAGCTACAAGATCAAGGTGGCTACGCCGGCTTCGGGCAACGGCGCCGGCGGCGGCGCGACTGTTACCCTGACCTATCTCATCTTCCCCGGCGCTGACATGATCAGCTACTCCGGTGGATGGGGTACTTCTGGTTGGGGGTCTGGCGGGTGGGGATCGTCGTACACGTCGACTACAGTGACTACGCAGGTAGCGTTGTGGACACACGACAACTACGGTGAAGACCTTTTCGCCGCGGTTCGTGGCGGCCCACTGTATTGCTGGCAGTACGCCAGTGGGACTGGGCTCTCTACGCGCATGGAGTTGGCTACAACGTTTTCTGCGACGCTGCCTGTGCCCCCGGACCCGGCGTGGATTCCGACGGCGGTGAACGTCATCGTGTTCAGCGGGAATTCTGATTTGCTCGTTGCGTGCGGGGTGAACCAGTCGGACACGTCCACGGATTTGGACCCGATGTTCGTGCGGTGGTCGGATCAGAGCAATCCCTACGATTGGGAGCCTCGGGACGACAATCAGGCCGGCGGCCAGCGACTGTCCTCTGGGTCGGAGATCGTAGCTGCGAAGCGTTCTCGACAGGAGCTCTTGATCTGGACGGATACCGCGCTCTACTCTTCGCAGTATGTCGGTCCCCCGGATGTCCTGTCGCTCATCGCTGTCAGCGAGAATATCTCCATTATGGGTCCGAACGCTGCGGCTGTACGCAACGGCGTAGCGTACTGGATGGGCACTTCCAAGTTCTACGTCTACGATGGGTCGGTTCGCGCGATCCCGTGCCCGATTCTGACACGTGTGTTTGGCAATATCAGCGTGCCGACTCGGTATCAGGTGTTCGCCGGAATCGTAGAAGAGTTCGACGAAATTATCTGGCACTACTGCTCATTCGACGCTGATTTGCCCGACCGCTACGCCGCGTTCAACGCCGCGACGCAGGAGTGGACATTCGGCACGTTCGACCGTACGGCTTGGGTGTACTCACCTTTTGACGGCCTGCCCGTCGCCGCGCAGCCGAATGCGACTACGGACGTGTGGGGCGACACAGTTTACGAGTCCACCATCTTGTTTCACGAGGTCGGCAACGACGACAATTCGACCGGTACGCCGGTAGGCATGGAAGCGTTCATCGAGTCCGCTGACTTCGATATCGGAGAGGGGCACCAGTTCTCATTCGTCACGCACGTCATCCCCGACGTGCGTTTTGACGGCTCTACCGGAACTGACCCGTCGCTGACCATGACGTTGACTCCGCGCAATCAGCCCGGGAATGCGTATGAATCCGAGCCGGCGGAATCCGTCATCCGCAGCGCGACGCTGCCTGTGGAGCAGTACACACCCATGCTGTATGTGCGCCTGCGCGGCCGGCAGATGAAGCTGCGCATTGACAGCAGCGATCTCGGCGTGCAGTGGCGCCTCGGCGTCCCTCGCGTATCGATTCGCCCCGACGGCCGGCGCTGATATGGCTACTCGTCTTCCTGTTCTCCCCGAGCTTCCAGCTGACGCTCCGGAATGGGCGCGTACGCTCAATCAAAATCTTCGCACCTACTTCCAGATCGCAGCGAATCCTGCCACAATTGGGGCTGCGAAGATTCTTCTTCCGTTCGATCGTTTCCCCACAGACGCAAATTTGGCCAATTTGCGGCAAGGGGAGGTGTATCGGGATACCACGGCGGCCGACGTTTTGAAAGTGAAAACTTAAATGTTCTGGATGCTCGCCCCCTTTCTCGGTCAAGCGATGGGCATGACAGCCGGCGCGACCGCTGCCCTCGGCGCTGGTATCGGCGCTGCCACCAACAAAGACAATCCCTTGATGGGCGCCGTCTCCGGCGGTCTCGGCGCGTTCGGCGGCGCGAACATGCTCGGCGCCGCGAAGGACTTCGGCACTGGCGCAGCTGCGGATGTCATGGCTGGGGGCGCGACCAACGGCGCGGCTCCGAACATTGGGCAAAGCCTTTTGGGTCCGCAAACGACGCCGTCGTTGGTCAATCCTCTTGGCGGTGGTATGGGCGCGCCCATCCCCGGTATGACGCCACCGGCAGCGCCCGGTGCATCACTTTTTGGCGGTGCCGGTGTGAATACTCCGTCGTGGGGCGCGCTGGGCGCAACGCCGGCGCCCGCAGCGCCTTCCGGGTTCAACATTTCTACCCCGCTGATGAACGCTACGCCGCAGGCGTCGTTGAGCGACGGCATGAGCGCGGTCATGAAGGACCCGGGCGGCTACTTCAAGAGCCTCGACAGCATGAAGACCATCTACCCGCTCGCGGGCAGCGCGATGCTGGGCGGCTTCAACAAGCCGGTCAAAGAGGTTGAGGAAGAAGGCAGCAACGTCAAGGCCAAGGACATCAAGTACACCCACTATGGCGAGAATGCCACGCCCACGTCGAACGGTCCGCACTGGTCGAGCGAGATGTCGTACTTCTCGCCGGTGGCGCGCGCTCGCGGCGGCCCCATTGATCCGCACGCCGAGCACGGCGATGGTATGGACGACGCAACCCCGGCGCTGATTGACGGTAAGCAGCCCGCTGCGCTCGGCTCTGGTGAATACGTCATGGACGCGACCACTGTGGCGCATCTCGGTAATGGCTCCTCCGCCGCCGGGTTCAAGAAGCTGGACAAGATGCGCGAGCGCGTCAACAAGGCGCGCACCGGCGGCCTCGCGCAGGCGCGCAAGATCAACCCTGAGAAGTACATGCCGGCATGAGCTTTCGGTTTGCACTCATTCCGAAGCACAGCGTGGTGCGTACGTTTGGCGCGCGCCTTGATTTGCTCGAGCGCTTGGCCGCGGAGACTGAGGGGAGGGCGAGCCCTGACTCGATCATGCAAGTGGCGCTTCAGGGGAATGTGATGGTGTGGGTGCTGTACTTCGACGGTGCTCCGGTTGGGTTTATGACGGCGCTGTTTACGCCGCTGGAAATGGGCAGGGCGTTTCGGATCGTCGACGCGGTAGCGGATACCGGTACGATGGAAGCGGCGGGTGAGCTGGTGCAGTCAACGCTGGAAACGTATGCGAAGGTGTCTGAGTGCCGGTGGATTGAATTTGAAGGCCGTCGCGGTTGGCGCGGCTGGGCGCGCAAAGCTGGTTACGACGAGCGGCGCGTCATCTACGTGAAAGAGGTGTGATATGGGCGGCGGCGGTGGCGGCGGACAAAGCACGACGCAGGTTCGGTCTCTCGATCCGAAACTTGCGCCGTACGCAGAGGCGACGGTAAGCGAGGCGCAGAATGTTGCGTCGACGCCGTATCAAGCATACGGCGGGCAGCGCATCGCCGACTTCAACAACTTCCAGACCGGCGCAATGGACAAAGTGGCCGAGATGGAAGTGCCGGGACAGTACGGCACGGCCACTGGGCTCGCGGGCGCGGCGGCTACTCAGGGTGGCGCTGGCACAGCCGGTCAGATGGGTCTGGCCAGCGGGATGATGGGGTCACAGACCGGCCGGTTCACCGACGGCGGTGTGGCTGCGTCGTACATGAATCCGTACGTCGAGAACGTTCTCAACACGCGCATGCGGTTGGCGAATGAGCAGTTCTCTGGCCAGCTCAATGCGGCGAACGCGAAATCGGTCGGGACCGGCGGTCTCGGCGGCTACCGCAATCAGCTGACGAACGCGCAGATGCGCGACGATCACATGCGCAACATGGATGACATCGTGTCGTCTGGCTTGAATACCGCGTATGACAAAGCTGGCACGATGTACGGCACGGATGAAGCGCGTCAACTGCAGGCTGCGCAGCAGCGGGGGCAGCTCGGCGCAAGCCTGTACGGGACCGACATCGAGGGCCGCAAAACGGGGCTCGCCGCAGCGGGGCAACTTACCGACATCGGTGAGAAGCAGTTCGGCGCACAGGGTCAGCTCGCTGACGCGTGGAACAAGGTCGGGTCGCAGATCGAAGGCAAGGAGCAGGCCGGCCTTACGCAGGCGTACGACGACTGGCAGACCCAGCGCGACTACGCCAAGGACCAGCTCGGCTGGATGACGAGCATCATCTACGGCAACCCGATGGCCACGGCCACGCAAACTCGCAACACGACGTCTGGCGGCGCCGGCGGCCTCGGCTCGGGACTGAGCTCCGCTGCGCTGTACGGTCTCGCCAACAAAGCACTGGGGTAAGTCATGCTGTCGAAAACTCTTCCGGACATGAGCAAGTTCACGGACGAGCAGCTCGTCCAGATCGTGCGCGACGGCTCCGCCGCAGGCGGGATTGCGCCGTCGCTCGCGCTCACCGAATTGCAGCGTCGCAAGCAGCTCCGCGCCGGCGCGAACCGGCCGCCAGAAGCCTCGATGGCGGAGATGGCTGCTCCACAGATGCCCGTCCAGCAGTTTCAGGTCGGCGGGGGCGTGCCGGACCTCCAGCTCACCCCTGTACCGTCTGGCACGCCGCAGTACCAGCCGTGGGTTCCTTTTACCCCGCCGCCCAAACAACCATTGGTGGTGCGCGGTGCCCCACCGAAAGCGCAAGAGAAGAAAGACCCGGCGCTCCCTGTGACGGACGAGCCCCAGCGCGCGGGGCTGGGTATGGCGGTGCCTCCGAAGAAGTCTTTTGAGGAGTACCTCGCCATGGTGCGCGGTGCTACCGGCGAATTCGACGGCGAAGCGCCGAAAGCGTTGACCCCCGAAGAACTGCAGAGCGCTGCCGACGCGTGGAGCCAGCGGTACGGTACGGACTACAGCAAGTACGAGGGTGGCCTGACCAAGCGTCGCGAGGAGATGGGCGATCGCGAAAATCGCGCGTTCAAGGCCGGGCTGCTGGCGGCGTTCGGCCGCGGCGTGCAGGGTGGCCCGAATCGCGGCGCTGCGTGGGGCTCCGGCATCATCAGCGGTATCCAAGCCGCAGACGGCGCGCGTGACAAGTTCAACCGCGAAGCGCGCGACATCGACGGCGAACTGCTCGGCATTGCCAAAGCTCGTGCCGCTGAAGGTCGTGGGTTCGGCGATATGGCGTTGCGCATGGAAACTGAGAATCGTGGCGCGCGTCGGGACTACACGACCGCCAAACGCAATTGGAACAAGGACACTGGGCTTACCGCTCTCGGCCTGCTCAAGAGCGACGAAGCCGAGCGCCGCGCGGCGTCGCGCGGGCTCGCAGGCGCAGCCGCGGGCGGAGAGAAATTGGGTAAGCCTGATCCGAAACTGATGGAACAGGCAAACGCGCACGCTGAGCAAGACCCAGCACTGAAAGAGGCGGCGGACGCAATCAAGACCGCGAGTACACCCGAGCTCCGCGCCAAGGCGTATGAGCGGTACAACGCTATCAAGCTCGCGGGTGTGCGCGATTACTTGCAAAATTATGCTGGTGAAGCCCAGTACGGCAACCGCGCGCCGCGCGCCGGCGCCGGTGGCGTCGTATATCTCCCCAATAAGAAATGAAGAAATTTCGCCACCCCGTAACGGGGCAGGTATTTCAGTTCGATGATGACGTCGATGGGAATCGTGCGCGCGAATTGATGGACGACTACTACCGCGAGCAAGCGGAAGTGGCCCACAAACTTCGCATGGACAACCTGCGGGCGAACAATAATTCACTGGCGTACGGCGCCAAGAAGAGCTTCCAGCAGTTCATTCCGGGCCTGCGCAATGCGCTCGGCGCGGGGGCCAAGTTTCTCGGCGCGGACGAGTTCGGTCGCGCAGCGACTGACAACGCCAACGCCGAACTCGCGCGGATCGAGGAGGAACGGCCGACGTTGTACGACTCGTTCTCCGAGAATCCACTCGGGTACACCGGCGAGATGATCGGCCAACAGGCTGCCCCGATGCTGTCGATGGTGGCTGGTGGTTGGGCCGGCGCGGCCGGTAAGGCAGGCGCCCTCCCCGCTGGCGCCGCTCGCGCCGCTGCCATGCAGCGCGGTGGGCTGATGGCCGCTGCCGCTGTTGGTTACCCGCAACATGTCGGTGAAAATTTTGGCCAGTACGCGCGCGAGTATGGATACGACGCTGCGCCGGCTGGCACCGCGCTCGCCGTGGCCGCGCCGCAGACCGCGCTGGACACGCTCAGCTTGGGCCGACTGGCTAAAGGATTCGGCGCGCCAGTGATGCGCGAGATGTCTGAAAAAGGGCTCGGAGCGATCGCCGACCGCGGGATGCTCTCCAATATCGGCCGCTACGCCGCGCGGGAGATTCCGGCCAGCATGGCCCACGAAGGGGGCACGGAATTCGCGCAGGAGGCGCTGAAGATCGGCGGCGGGGCGTGGGGCACCGGTGGTAGCCCCATGGACGAATTGCGCCGCCCTGAGCGCATCGACCAGATGCTCGACGCCGCTGGCAGCGGCGCGCTCGTTGGCGGTGTGTTTGGCGGCCTCGGTGGCGCCCGGCAAGGGGTTGGCGCTCGCGGTGGAGCGCAGGAAGAGCTCGCTCGGCGTCAAGCTCAGCTCTCGGAAATGCCCGTTGACGCGCCGGTTGCACCGCCAATGGACGAAGCGCCGCCTGCTACGGACCAATTCGCCATGCGTCGCCGTGTTGCGGCTGTCAATGCGCAGATGGATATGGCTGGCCGCGGTGGACTCGCCGCCGCACAGGCGCAGCAGCCCGCGGCGCAGGCTGACCCCGAGGAGATGCTCAACGAGCGCGCGATGGAGCTCACAGCCCAGCTGGAGACTATCCGCGAGTTTCACAAAGGTGAGCCCGAGCAGGGCACTCTCGCCCGCGTACAGTACGACCAACTGCTGAGTCAGCTGGCCCAGACTCAGTCCGAACTGGAGACGATCTGGGCGAACACGGTGACACCGTACAACGCCAACGCGAATCGCCCCACACTGCCTCCGACAGCGCAACCCGGCCAGATTGGCGAGCTGTTCACCGATCTCCCGGTTCCGAAACAGCCCAAGCCGAAGAAGATGGTCGAGGACGCGTATGTCCCACTCGAAGAGCGCAACTACCTGAAACCAGCCAACCAGCGCACGGAGCCTGTGGATTCCACGGGCGCGCTGCTGGATGACACGCCCGAGAAGCGCGACAAGCTGATGGCCCCGCTGCAGGCCGCCGGCATTGCGCCAGTGCAGGATACGCGCCCGCTGGCGCTCCTGCGCCTGACGCCGTACCAGCGCGCCGCTGCGCAGCTCTACGACAAGATGTCGCGCCTGCAAGTGGATGTTGGCGAGCCTTCACAGCGCGGTATGTTCGCCGGTGAGCTGCGCCGCCTCGCCGAGACCCCCGGCGCCACGCCCGAGCAAGCAGCTGGACTGCAAGCGCTGCGCGAGGCTCTGGAGCCGCCGGTAGATTTCGGCAAGATGGTTGCGGAGATTGCGAAGCCAAAGTCCGCAAAACCTGCGGAGAAACCAGCTACGATGCGGCCGGCCAAGGAGGCGCTCCCGGTCGCCGACGAAGCCGCGGCGGAGAAGGTCTGGGACGCGAACGCCAAAGCGGCGCAGGTATTCAAGTGGGCCGATCTGTCCAAACTGCCGGAGGCGGGCAACGATGTCGCCGGCGTAGACCCGGAGGCTGACGCTGCGCTGCGCGCCGACGCGCGCCAGAAGTTCGCCGAGTGGGTCACTGCGAATCCCAAAGCGACGCCCGAGGAAACGCGCGCGGAGATGGCTCGCGCAGTCGAGACGGTCATGAAGCCGCTGGACGCCGAGTACAAAGCCAGCGACATGCAGGAGCACCGCGCCAAAATGAGCGCGGCCGCGGATCAGTTCGCTCGTGCGGTGAACCGCAAAGATGCAAAGCTGCAGCGGAAGATCATCTCGGACCTGTCGGAGCACACGAAAGAATGGTCGGCGATGATCGACGACGCCTACGTCAAGGGCGAGTTCGATCAACGTCTTGCCGAGCTTGAGGGTAAGGCGCCCGTCAAGAAGACGTGGCGTGAGACCCAGAAAGAGAAGCGCGAAAAGCCGAAGGAGAAGAAAGCTCCGAAGCGCGAACCCAAGCCCAGCTCCGAAGACAAGGTCGGTGCGCTGGAGGAGGACCTGTACGACGATGACACGTCGGGCATCCTCGCGCAGAAGCAGCGGCAGAAAGTGCCGTCGTTGCCGGCCACCGCCCGTGCGGCGCTGGAGAAGGGTGACCTCAAGGAGGCGCTTCGCGCGGCGTACCGCGATCTCACCGGCCCTCTCGCGCGCGAAGCGTGGATTGGGCAGCGCCTCGTGCAGGCGCTGAATCGTGTCGGCGCGCCGGATAAGGTGCGAGTGGATGCGTCGCTCCCTCACGCCGGGCAGTACGAGTGGGGTGGCGGCCGCTCGGAACTTGTTGTGCGCCCCGATGCAAACGTCGTCACCCTTGCGCACGAAGCCACGCACCATTTGACTGCTAGCACGATTCAGCGGTACATGGAAAAGAAGGCGCTCTCGCCGGCCGAGACCGCGGCGATGAAGGACTTGCAGGCCGCGTACGACGCTGCCAAGGCAGCTGGACTGGAAGAGAAATTCGCAGATCAGATGGCTGATCTCCATGAGTTCGCTGCCGAGGTATACACGTCGCCCACGTTTCGAAGCGCGCTCGCCGATGTGAAGATGCCCGGCGCGTCGCGCAACGCGTTCAACACGTTTGTGCGCGCGGCGATGCGCTTGCTTGGACTGAACCCTGACACGGCTGCGGCCAAGGCGTTCGACGCCGTCGAGCGAATCATTGCGCTGAAAGAAGAGCAAGGCAAGCCGACAGACCCGGGCGGGGGTCGACAAACGGATACCCCAGCCTTTAAGGCGTGGTTCGGTGACTCCAAGGTAGTTGACGACGCCGGGAAGCCGCTGGTGGTGTATCACGGAACGCCACACGACATCACTGAGTTCAACACGAAAGATTTTGGCGCGCTGCTTGGAAAGGGCGCGTATTTCACTGCCAACCCGGAAGACGCTGCTCAATACGCCGGGAAAATGACTGGCATTGTTGGGTCAAGGCCGAATATCGTACCGGCTTTCATTTCGATAAAAAACCCTTATCGGGTTGATTCTGTGCTTGCAAAAGTTCCAAGCCGCGCAAGCCTAGAGGCTGATGGCTACGACGGCGTGATCCTCGAAAAAGATGGAGCCGTCCGCTGGGCTGTCGCCTTCTTCCCCGAGCAAATCAAGTCTGCCATCGGCAACCGTGGCACGTTCGATCCCAAAGACGGGAACATTCTGCGCCGCACTGACAAAGCAGCCGACGCCGACCCGAAGCCGCTGCGCCTCACTGATCTCGATAAAGACGGCGCCATCGCCGCCGAGATTATGGAGAAGGTGAAGGCGCAGCGCGTGCAGATGAACGTCGCTATTGAGAAGACGGGTGGTGTCGCGCGCAAGTTTGCGCTGAAGACGCTCGATTTCAAGTCACTCGGCAAGCGCATCGACGCCATCGCGGAGCGTGTTGGCTTTGGCACGCCGGCAGCGAATGCGTATGAAGCCATGAAGCGTCAGGACGCAATTCGCCAATCGATCGAAGCCACCATCGAGCGCGGCGCGTCCGAGCCTATTCGCAAGCTGAAGCAGACCGACCCCACTGCGTACAAGAAGGTGTCGGACATTATTTTCGCCGCCACGACGTTGCGCTATGACCCATCCGCGGCGGATTCAGAAATCCCGGCGGACAAGCGCAACATCCACTCGCCGAAGGGCGCGGAAGCTGCCACGGACCAGAAAGAGCTGCAGGATCGTTATGACGCGTTGAAGCCGAACGAGCGCGCTGCGATTGTGTCGTACTTCAAAACGATGCGGTCAATCCGCAACGAGATGATCAATGGCGTCATCGGTTTCGCGAAGAACAATCTCGAAGCGCTTCGCACCGCCGTGAACGCAGCCGAGACTGACGAAGAGAAAGCTTCTGCACAGGCCAAGGCGGCCAGCGGGCAAGGCGCGTTCGATCGTCTGGAGCAGCAGCTGCGTGATCTGCGCTGGGTGAACCCCTACGCCCCGCTAATGCGTTTTGGCGACTACATGGTGCACTACGTGAACGCCAACGGCCAGCCGGGTGTGATGGCGTTCACGTCTGAGACTGCGCGCGACGCCGGTATCAGCGAGCTCAAACGGCAGCAAGAAGCCGCGAAAGCCAAGGGTGAGACTGGGCCGCGGTTCGAAAAATTCAACCGCTACGAAAAGCCGGAGCTGTTTCTCGACGCGCTGGACAAGCGCGGTCAGTCGTTGGTGAAAGCACTGCGCGAGGTCGGTGAGCATGTTGAAGACACCGACATGCCCAAGGACGTATTCGACCGGATCGTTGAGCGGATCGCCGATGAACTCGCCGCGTCAACGCCCGCCAACAAATTGTTGGAGAGCGAAGCCGCGCGGAAAAATTATCTCGGGTTCGACCGCGATCTTCTGCGCGCCACTGGAAAGTACGCCGTTGCAGCTGGCCGCGCGATCAGCGCCGTGCGTGAAGGCCGCAACGTAGGCCGCGGGATGTACGACATCAACCGGCTCGCAGCCGGCACGGTGGCAGGACAGGATGAACCTGTTGGCGTGGCCAAGGGCAAGACCTACATGTCGGATGAAGACCTCGCGCAGATGAAAGACCTCGCGAGCGAAGTCAACGGGCGCTACGCATTCATCATGTCGCCCGAGTACGCGGGCTGGGCGAATGCACTCACGAAGACGGGGTTCATGTGGTTCATGGGGTTGAACCCGTCGAACGCCATCATGAACATGATGCAAATCCCCATGGTGCAGCTCCCCGTGCTGGCCGGCCGCTACGGTGTCAATCGTGCGTCCGCGGCGCTGACGGCCGCTGTAAACAAAGTTTACACCGGTGAAGACAGCCTGAATGACTTCCTCAAGTCTGGCCGTGCGCACGAGCTCGCGCGCTATGACGCCGGCGCGCTGACTGAGGGCGGCGCTATCAAAACGGGAGCAGAAGCCGACGCTATTACGAAAGCGTACTCGGCTCTGCGCACCAGTGCGAACCCCTTCGACCAGTATCGGGCGATGATGGTTGACCAGATGCGCATGGGCTCACTGGAGGACAGCGCTACGCAGGACTTGATGAATGAAGCGCAAGGCAAGGACCCTGACAGCAAGCTTGCAAAAGCCGAGCTGATTGCTGCCGGCATGATGCGCAAGGCGGAGCAATTCAACCGCCTCGTGTCGGCCACCGGCGCGTTTGAGCTCGTGAATACCGAGCGCGACGCTGACTGGCAGAGCAAGATGCGGCAGGTGGCGCAGCTCGTGTACGAAGGCCACGGGGACTACTCACCACAGAACGCGCCGAAGTTGTTCCAGTCCAACCTCGGCAAAGTGCTTCTGCTGTTCAAGAAGTTCGGCTTTCACATGTATACCCAGATGTGGGGGTACGCCAAGGACGCACTGGACAAGCAGAATCTTTCGCCGGAGGAGCGCAAGATCGCAGCGAAGAAGCTGGGTACGATGATGTTCACCACCGCTGCCGTCGCAGGTGGCGCCGGCCTGCCGCTGTTCGGGATGTTGTCGTTGTTCTACGCCGGCATGATGGCGGCGTTCGGCGATGACGACGAGACGCGCGATCTGGTGACGAAGCTGCGTCAGCTGATGGACGCCGGCGGCGTGTCGAAGACGGCGCGCGAAGCGCTCCTGCAGGGGCTGCCGACGCTGCTGAATGTGAACGTGAGCTCACGACTTGGCTACAGTGACATGTTCTTCCGCAACCCTGAGGAGAACATGGACTCGACCAGCTGGTACAAGTACGCGTTCGAGACGATCGCTGGCCCGGTGGGCGCGATCCCCGCCTCCGCCGTACGCGGTACTGCGAAGATCATGGACGGCCAAGTAGCTGACGGTATGGCCACGATGATGCCGGCTGCGTTGCGCAATCTGGGCAACTCGCTGTTGATGATGGACCGCGAACACGTACTGACCAAGCGTGGCGATGTCATCGCCGACGTAGACCTGACCGATGCGCTCAGTCAGCTCGTTGGTTTCACGCCGGCGCACGTAGCGCTCCAGCGTAGCGCCAATACGTCGGCCAAGGCCGTTGACGAGCGTCTCGCCGGTCAGCGGCGCGATCTGCTGGCCAATTGGCGCAACGCCGACGCACGCAACGACACCGACGCGCGCGACAAGTTCAAGGCACGCATCGACAAGTTCAACGCGCACATGCGCGAGATCGACGCCCCGAAGATGGTCATCACGCCAAGCACGATGGAAAAATCGCGCGAGCAGATGAAGACCAACAACCAGCTGGTGCGTAACGGCGTGCTGTACAACAAGAATCTGCTGGACGTCACGAAGCGTATTCGTGACGTGGCAGAGGACGATTAGGCGAACGCCGCCTTCGGCGTCCGCTTGATCTTGCGCACCAACTGTTTGGCGCGCGCCTCACTTATACCCTTCTTGAAGCGGTACACAGTCTGCCCGTCGTCCCGACGCAGTTTGATGATGGTGAGCTCACTGGTCGGAGCCACCGATGCGATCGCCGCTGCGAGCCCGGCGCGTGAATCTACTACGATATGGTTCATGTCGTTCTCCTAGTCGTCTTTCAAAATTAGCCCGCGCGCCTTTGTCCACTTGCGGACATCAGCTTTCCAATTCAGCATGGAGCGACGTTCGACCGTGTTGATCGACGTTATCACGTCCGCGCTGTTCCCCTGTCTGTCTACCACTGTCACACTGAAGTGTGAACTTTTGCGCGGGGTTAACTTCACCACGCGCAGCCCCAGCTGCTCCAGTATTCGCTGTTGATCACGCGGCAAGCGCATTCACGGTTTCCTTACGTTGTACAGACTGCATTGTGTCTCGCGGCATCTCGATGCGCAAGTACGAGGACTTGAACCCGAGGAGGAATTCTTCGACACGCGATACACGGTAGCCTGTGCCTTCGAGCGCGAGCCCGAGAGTTTTCATTGGGTCGGTGCGGATGGAGGGGAAAATCTTCGTCCCCATCGCCATGACTTTTGATTGGCTGATGTACAGCGCAGGGACGCCGGGGCCGATAGTGGCAAGGCCCGGAGTCGCCCAGTCGTTTGCCACAATGAAACAATCTGTCGATGCGTTGAAGTTGGTGTTGCCTACGGCGTTCATGTTGCCGAGCAGGAACCCATCGATCTTTCGAGCCAGTTCCAATCCTCCCTGTGGCGTGCGGACCATACGCGTGATGGCGCCACCGCTGGCGGTGATGAACGCGCGAATATCCTGTACCGTATTGTTCGTGGCACTGACTGCTTCGTTCTCAACGGCGATCGCGAGCTCGGCGATTGTCTGTTCCAGTGCACTGGCGGCGAAAAATGTCAGGCCGCTGGCGGTGGTGATCTCATTGGCTACGAGGATAGCGGCGAACGCATCCAGCTTGAAACGCATCATGCTGCGGTGCGCCTCGTTGCGGCAGAACTTTGCCGCGAGCTGCTCGACCTTATCGCTGATGGCGTGCCGGGTCGCTGTGACGCCGCGACGCAGTACAGCCCCAACGAACTCCCGGCCGGCGAGCCCGTAGTTGTCGAAAATCTGCTCGAAGCGGGAACGGTTCGCCGCCGCAAGTCGCCCGGGTGGAATGAGCACGCTGGTCATACGTGCAAGCTCGCCCTCTGCGTTGCCGTTGCGTTTGATCTCGTACTCGATATCCACGTTCGCCGATGACACCCCCAACAGGCACCACGGCGCGCCGGACGGCAGGAGTTCACCGCTCTGCGAGAGTCGCTGCCGCGGCTCGCCGGACGCAAGGTCGAACGCCAACGCGCGGTAGTTGTCTGCGCCATACAACGTGATTTCATCCACGATGCCGGGCAAATTACCGTACGCGGAGAAGCGGTCAACGAGCGCCTTGTACGTAGAGTTCGCAGTCTTGATCTGCAGCGGGTTGGCCCAGATAGACCAGATGGTTGCCTGCACTGAAGTCTTGCCTGAGCCGCTGGCTTGGCTGTACAGGTGCAGCAGGTGTGAGCGCCGGTGCGGCGTCAGCGGCATGAGGACGGACGCGAAGCCCGCCGTGATGGCGAATTGGTGGTGGGCGCGCTCTGGCCCGCAGAACGTCGCTACGGCGTCCTGCCACTTCTGCAATGACCCGTGTCCGGTGAGGTCGAGGTTGTACCGTGCAAGCCGCTCCGGCATCATCGCCGGCACCGTTGAGGGGGCGCCGTTGACTGTGGTGATGTGTTGAAAGCCGAGGTTGAAGCGGCTGAAGTTCGAGGACCAACCGAGTGCCTCCAGCAGCGGGGAGTCGTCGACAAGCCGGTTGATAAGGTCAAGTGAGAGGTTGAAAAAATTCGTGGCCATCTTCGGGTTCACCGCCGCGCGGGGGAACCCAAACTTCACGAGCATCGAAACGACTTTCGCGGTGTTGCCGAAAGTGTCGTCGGGGATGATGTGGCGCACGGGCCGTTCGGTTTTCTTGGCCCAAAAAACAAACTCGTAGCAGAGGATGCCCTGAGCGTTGCGAAATTTGAACTGGGGCCAGAAGACGCCGTCCCACACTGGGATGACGACATACTCTTTCTCACCCTCGGGGGAATCAACCTGCTTGCGCACCAGCGTGCGAAACTGGACCGGGTCGAACCCGAATGTGTCGGGCCACTTCGTCGGAGGTTGATACAGCCGCAGGTGTGCTTCATCTTCCGTCGGGTGGAACTCGCGCAGGAGCGAGTAGATCACATCCCCCGGGTCCGGCGCGGAGGCGGCTGATGCGTTTTCCGGAGGCATGTACCCGAACCGAATGGGTGAGCCTGCCCCAGTCTGATGCTTGCATCCGCCGCACTTCCCATGTGCGGCCATCACAGCACAAGTCCGAGGGTGCTGCTGTCCAGCCCACGCGCTGAGTTTGGCCTCAACGGCGGCCCCTTCCCCGTAGCGGGCCGTGTCATGCATCGATACGGCGTGGGCGTACTGCCGACCATCCTCGGCCTTGCTGCACGTAGCGAGAAGGTCCACCCACAGGCCCTCGGACATTTGGTCCGGCTGCTGGTTCTCGGGGCGCAGCGCGTTGGCGAACAGCACGCATTCGCCGGACGCGACGATCGATTCAATCCAGTACGTTTTGTGTGTCGGCTTGAGCGAGATGTCCAGAAGCGCAAGCGCGTTGCCCGGCACGGCGGGCACAACAGGGGCGCTGGTGGGGGCCAGCGACGCAAACGCTTCGACGGCGTATTGCACGCCTGTCTCAACCCATGTGACAGCGCGCGGTGGCGCGTACTTATAGTTCTTTGTGCCCGGGCAGCGCAGGAGTCGCACGACGTCCGCCGGCACCGTGGGGTCGACTTTGAAATCGACCGCGGCGCACGCGGCCTTGAGGGCTGTGCCGTACTGCTTCCACACGGCGGGGGCCAGCGGCGCCGTGAGCGACCAGTAGATGTGGACGCCGCCCCCGGACTCGACAACCATCGTGGGGACGGGCAAGGAGTACGTGCGGCGCAGTAGCGCCAGCTTGCGCTGTGCGTAGCGCGCGGGGTCCGGGTCGTCGATGTCCTTGTAGTCGATGTCCAGCATGAACGCCTGCTTGGACACCGCGTTCAAGCCATTGCGCTCCTGCCGAGACAGGAGCGCAGTGCAGAAGTAGGCGTCGTGCCCGCGGGCGTCTATGGCGTGGAGTTCATGTTCGAGTCCGTCGAGAGTCTTGTGATAGGTATGGTGGCGTGCCTGAAGATCGAAAGCGCAATAGAACGCTGCGCCATCGTTCGCTGGGAGCGCCAGCGACAGAAACTTAGTGGACATGAAACCTCCGGCCGGACGAGTATCCTACTCGTCCAGCTCGCCTTCTTCAAGAGGGTACATCGCCTCAATGGCGCCGATGATCTTCTCCGCGGTCTCATAAATTGGCAATGAGTCCGGGCGGGTAGTTTTGTACAGCGTGTTGACGCTGAGTTCTGTAGCAGCCTGCAGGTCGGGCATCCGCAGCCCCAACCCGAAAGCTCGCAGGTACGGGGCGCGCAGCGGATGCCACATGGGCATCCGTGCGACGCTCTCGATCACTCGCTGGCTCGTCGCACGGGGCTTGCGCCCCATGACGATCTCCTTCGGAGCGGCGTCGTCCACGCTCACTCCTCAGTCTGCCAAGCGGTGACAGCGGCTGACATCGTGCTCGCCGCGCCGGCTGGCACGACCGGTACGGTGGGAGCCACTGCGGCCGTGACCGTAGCGGGGGTGACGCCAGAGGCGGCCGTGTCCTGCTTGAACACCTTGAGCTCGATCAGCTTGGCGACTTCATCGCGCTCCATCTGCTTGCGCACGATGGGGACGTTCTCGTCACCGATGTAGCCACTGCCGGCGCAGCTGAACAGCAGCTTCGGGACCGCGGAGTTCGTGTCGAAGCGCATCTTCGTCACGACCGAGGGCATGGGCACCTTCTGGCTGGACAGGAAGGTCGCGTACGGGCGGAACGGGGCACCGCCGTTGACCGTGTCGCCGAAGATCGACATCGCCGGAAGCTGCACGCCGTAGACGTCGCCGCCCATGTCGTTGGCCAGCGCCACCGCGATGCGTTGCACGTACCGACAGGCTTTCCCCTTACCGTCGGTCGCGGAACCCTTCACGTTCTTCGGGCAGGTGTTGCAGGTGTCGCTTTGCTTGCGCGCGTCGGCGTCGGGGGCATTCCCGTCGGACGACCAGCAGGCGGGGGAGGCATCGACGCCTTCCTGATACGCACCTTCATAGAACTGCCGGTGCACGTGCGGCGCAGCGCCAACAACCACGACGTCGAGAGAGCGCTCCTCGCGTACGGCGATCTCCTGCTTGCCAGACATCAGGCGGAACATGCCGCCCCGGATGCTGATGCGCTTGAGGTTGTCGCCAGCGACAGATTGCGTGAAATCCTTGCCGGCGAACGCATTCTGCGCCGTCGCGAGGGCCGTGGCATTGGAAGGAAGAACCAGATCATTTGACATGTAGAAACTCCATAGTCGCCGTTACGATGCCCGCACGATGGCCTTGGCCGTCTGCTCGAGCTGCAACCCGGACGGCGATTGCCCGGGGTGATCTTCAAGAAAGGTTTGCATGTTCGCTTGCGCAATGCGGCGCTCGAACAAGTGATACGCCTTGTGGAGGTCCACAAACTTGTGGAACGCTTCCCAGTCGGTCGTTGAATAGCGAGTCTTCTTCTGCAGAAGAACGGTGAACTTCCCAACGCCCGTCTCGACGCGGAAAGATGAGAGGCTCGCGTCGAGGCAGTGATGGCGCAGTACCTCTTCATAGGCCGCCATTTTTTCGTCGAACGCGTTGTCTATGCGCTCCCACGCTTTCTTGGCGCTCTCACGCTCGTCGCGCAGTTGGATATACGCTGCGACAGTGTCGCTCATGTCGTTGGTGCTCATCAGTCCCTCGCGATTTCGCCGAACAGATCAACTATCTTCTCGTGCACGGCGATGTTTTGCCTGAGAAGCTTGTACATCTTGGCCTCAGCGGGCGAAGACGACAAGTGAAAGATTGTGACTGGGTTCTTTTGTCCGATCCGGTGCGGCCTGTCGTTGGCCTGCTTATATAGTTCTACTGACGCCGGAGGTCCCCACCAGACCACTGTATCTGCGGCGGTGAGTGTAACACCGTGCGCGGCCGCCGCGGGCTGAATGACCAACCCCCGCAGTGGGGAATGCTCGATCTGGAAAGCATTGAACAGCGTGCTGCGCACGTTCATTGGCGTGTCCCCGGTGATCGTTGCGGTCTCAATGTGGAGCTCCCGCAGCATGCGGTGAAGCATGGCAATCGGTGCGCGGTAGTTGGCGAAGATGATGAACTTGCGCGTTGTCCCCGTCACGATGTCTACGAGGTCATTGAACCGGTCTTTGCACTCGACTTCGAGGACGCCGCCGTCGCTGGTCTTCACTGCACCCGAGCTGATCTGCAGAAGCTTGTTGAGCATGGCTCCGGCGTTCGCGGCCGTGAGTTTGTCCCCGCTACCGAGGGCTATAAGCGCTTCCTTGCGGAGCTGCTCATAGACCTTCTTCTGCTCCACGCCCATCTCCGTTGCACGGTCAACGTACATCTGTTCCGGGAGGTCGAGGCAGTCCTCTTTGCGGAAACGGATCGATGGCTTGAGTATCTCCGCCACGCGCTGCGGGGCGTCGGGTTTCGCGCGCCACTTGAACTGTGTGATCTGGGTCATCACAGCGGCCTGCCACGTAGAGAAGTAGGCCGGGCACTGCGGGTTGTCCAACAGCTTCGCGAGCCCATAGGCATCTTCTGGCGACTGGCTCGCCGGGGTGCCGGTCATGAGGACAAGCCGCGTGTCTTTCGTGAGCAGCCGCCGCAGTACCTTCGAGCGGTCGCTGCGGAAGTTCTTGAACGCATTCGCTTCGTCCGCCACGATCATGTCGAACTTGCCTTTGAGATGGGACTCCATGAGCTTGATGCCGTCGAAGTTCATGACGACAAACTCGCTCTCGGCGTCGATCGCCGCTATACGCTTGTCCTTTGTACCATGCGCAACCGTGATCCGCCGGTGTGGGGCGAAGTTGTTCATGTCTGCGCACCACGCTACACGCATCACACTGAGCGGGCACAAAATCAACACTCGCCGAACGGCGCCGCGCGATAGCAGGTAGTCGCACGCAGCGATGGCGCTCAACGTTTTTCCTGTTCCTTGCGCGGACCACACGCCGCAGCGGCGGTGTACCGAAATGAACTCCGCGGTGCGAATTTGGTGGGCGAACGGCTGGACATGCCATTTGTGGGTATGTCGAAGAGGGGAAGGTGGATCGAAGCCCGCCAGCGCGAGTTTCTGGGCGTTCGCCAGTGTCCAGTGGACGCCGAGGCGCCCGTCCGGCAGTTGCGTCGTGTTGTCGAGGAGGGACTCGAGCTGGTCAGTCCACGTGGATACCGCGAGCGCGGCCGGCGTCAGAATTTCGATTCGGTGATCATGCGCGAGGGACATTAGAAGCTGTAGAAATCTAGAAGACAGACCTCTACTATAACAGCCCCCGAGGAAAAATCAAGGCTTTAGCGCGCGCTTCCGAAGTTTATTTTTTATCCCCGGCATGCTCGTCTTGGGCTGGCTGGTCAGGTGCCATTTGTGGCATATCATGCAATGGTATGGTGTGAGCCCAAGCCGCGCGCCGGCGTCGCGTGCGGCGGTCTTCTTTTCGTACGGGCGCTTGTCGAAGCACGCGCGCTGCAGATCGGGGAGTTTGAATCCCGTATTGATCTCATGCTTCATCGTTTGGCGCGTTCTCGCTTGGACACCTCGCTCTTGACGCCGTGGTTTGAGTCGCGGGCGAACGATCGGTTCGCACTGGGCGACTGCAGCTTGAGGTTGCTCGGCGCGTTCGAGCCGCCTTTGGACAGAGCCTTCACATGGGCGATGTCTTTGCCCGTGCGGTCGACGCCCTTCTTGTCCAGCGCGTACCGCGCCCGGGCGCGCGCGAGGCGGTTCTCACGTTCGTCCTTTCCCCGGGCGAGCTGGGTTTGATAGTCCCGCTTGTAGTTACGATCTTTAGGGTCTTTGTACGGCATTCTGGGGCTCCATCGAAGTTTGGGGCGACGCTGGTACGGTGTAGCGCTTCTCCAATGTGGCGAGAAGATTTTCAGCCTCCCAGCGCGGGATGGCGAAGACGATGTGCTCGGTTGGCGCTACGCGCAGCTCGGTCCGCAGGCGCTCGCAGAAAGACGGGATCGACATCATTTCCGGTTCAGTTTCCACGAAGGGTGCTCGACGCAGTGGCGCACCGGGCAAAACTTGCACAGCCCCGAGGGGTTCGTCGGCCAGCTGTTGAAATCCTTGGCCCGACGAATTTTATCGAGCTTGGCGATCCATTTCAACCACAAATCCGCAGCCTGTGCGCGCGTAACTGTGTTCTGGTGGGTGACGTCTTCCTTGACGAAGAGGAGCATACCGGTGACGGTGTGGACCTCGGGGAAATGGCAGAAGGTGAGGAGAGCGTAGAGCTCGAGCTGCGACAGGTCCGCATAACGCGCTTTCCCTGTTTTGAAATCCGCCACCAGTGCGCGATCGCCGCTCACAAGAAGGAAATCCGCGAAGCCCTTGCACCATACATCGCTGGCGTCGGATGCGCAGGGTGAGTAGTCCATGCGGATGGACAGATCGTACTCACTGTGGTGGGCGCCAGAGAGTTTCGTCAGCGACGCCACGACCGGCGCAACGTAGCTGAACTCGGGCGGTATCGGAGCGCCGTCCTTGATGTGGGCTTCGATCGACTCATGCACCAACGTGCCGTAGGCCGCGGCCTCATGGGTTTCGCCGACTACGCTGCGGGCGATGCGCTCTTCGTAGTAGCGGCGTGCGCAGTTATCAAAGGACTTAAGGGCTGAGAAAGACCAGTGTTGTGACATCAAGCGTCCCCGTAATTGGGTCCAAATCCGACTTCGCATGATACTGGAAGATCGGCGGCCCAAGAAGGGGGAGTTGACATGATTTTGCGGGTCTTGCGCGTGGTCTCGGCAGCGGCGACCTCGGGCACAACGGCGACGATTTCGTCGTGCGTCAGTGTCACGATCGGGGCCAATCGCTCAACGCGAATCGCCTGATGCCCAACGATGTCGCGCGCAATCGCTTGCACGATATTCTCACACAGCAGGCCGGGGTGGACACGGACAAGAAACTCTGTGCGCCCCTTGCGGCGCTTGTAGACGAACACCGTCCGCCCGGTGGTTTCGTCCTGCGTCGCGTGCAGCCCTTGGTAGTAGAGGTAGCGGCCGGATGGGAGGCGGATACGCTTTTCCTCATGGTCAGCGAACAGGCAGTTGTTGCGGCCGAACGAAAAACTCTGCCCCGTCGTGAGCCCTTCGAGGATGCGCCGGCAGATCGCCCATCCATTTGCGATCGCGGCGAAGCGCAGCCGATATGCCTGAATCACCAGCGCTGCCTCTTCGTCCGTGATGAACATGCCAGTATTCACGCGGACAACTTCTTGGAACCGCCGCGAACCGAGCATAAATCCTGCAGCAAGGACTGCTTCCTTTCCTACAGCTCGTTGCTGTTTGGTGATGTGCGCGGGTGGAACATGATACACCGAGTCAGCCGCAAACTCGCGGTACAGGTCGAACATCTTCTTGATGTTCTCAAGCTCTTCAGCTGTCGCGTCGCGCTCCCACGCTTTGGCCATGAGCTCGCGCTCGCGCCGCCACGTATCGAGAAGATCGTCTTGCTCCCACAACCATGCGTTGACGCGCAGCTCGATCTGCGACGAGTCACCAGACATGACCACGTACCCCGGCGGAGCGCGCATCGCGCGCTTGAGGACTGGCGCCCGCTTACGCGCAGACAGGTTCTGCATGTTGATCTTCATCGTGCCGCCCCATCTCGCCGTGTGGGCAGCGGAGTAGCGCAGCGGGACCGGAAGCACGCCACCAGTGAGGCCGTGCAGGTCGATCAATCGTTTGGTGCGCGTGTGCTCGATGGTGGACTTGATGCCCAAGCGCGCCGCGGCGAGGTCAGCTACATTGTCGTCCTCGGAGTCGACGAGCGCTTGAAACCCGGCGTCTGATTTTGCAAAAGCGAACGTAGGTTTGCCCGTACGCGCGCTGATCTTCATGGGCACTTCGGCGCCGACAGCCTCAAGCGCGATCGCGAACTTCGGGTTCGACTGCAGCTCCGACTCGCTCATGCCTACGCGGTCGAGGAGCGCCTGACGATCATCAGTGAGCCGCTCAAGGTAATCCTGAAGCATGGGCTTGTCGAGCTGCAGCAAGGGGCGCGCCAACATTCGCGTAGTGAGGTCCATGAGCCCCCACTCCATTGCCGGAACTTGGTCTTGCATGCGCAGAAACAGCGCGTACGTCAGGTCCACATCGTTGTCGCAGTATTGCCCGTATCGTGCCAGTTCTCCCGGCGAGAAGTCGGCGCGGCGCTTGCCGACGGCGTTCAGAACCTCCGTCCCCTTGGCGCCGATACCGAAGAAGCCCGACAGCTTGGCCAGCGAGCCTCCTGCGAGGTCGGCGTAGCCGAGGAGCCGAGCGATCTGCAGCGTGCAGACGAACTGCTTGGGGAGTACGCCCAGCCGCGAGAGGATCAGCGCGTCGAACTCGGAGCCGTTGTGCATGACGCATACAGCGTCTTGTACCCCGGCGCGTGTGAGGACGTCACGGTAGAAGTCGAACCCGACCCCGCTATGCCATTGGGAATCACCGCCGTTGCGCTTGATGCTGACGCCGATGATCTCGAACCGGGTGTCGTAGACGTATTCGATACCTGTCATCTTGGACAGGGTGTATCCGCTCGCTGGGTCGTAGTACGTTTCGAAGTCGATAGTGAGAACGTCGGTCATCTGTCAGGTTTCGGGCAGTGGGGTGGCGGAACAACGACGCACCAGACAGCGGCGAGAGGGCCGCGCTGGTGCCGTACCCAGCGATCAATGTACGCATCGGGCATGCCGGTGAGTGTACGCCGCAGCGACCGGTGCTCGGCGCCGGCGATTCCTACGCGGGAAGCGATCTCGCTCGCGGTAAGTCCGTCCGGAAACCTCTGGAGCAACTCGCGAATTTTGGATTGGTTGGAAGGGCGCACTACTGTTTCTTTTGGGGTTTGCGTCGGCGCGCGGCCGTCGCTCGGCGGTTCACACGGACGGCTATGCCGATGGGTTTTTTGTTGCTGGATACGAGAACCATGTCGTGCACGAGCCCGCAGTCACAACAGGCGATGCGCGTGATCTCGCCGGATGGAATCGCCCAGCTGTCGCCGTCCGTCCGTTGAATATACCGCGTCATGTCGCCTCCTGATTTGTGCCCAGCAGTTCTCGGCGGATGGCGCTGGCGCACTTCTCCAATGTGCCTGCGTGACTGAGATATTCCATGCGAAGTGTCGGCGTCAGTCTCGGGTCACCGGAATCCTCGACAATGCCCCTCTGAGCCGTTTCGCACATCACAGCCGCAGCCTCAGCCCCATCGCGGAAAGCGCGGCGGTAGATGGCTACTGCGTCGGCAGAATTGAAGAAGTCAGTCTTGACAATTGCACCCTCGTGGGTGAACTGATTCGGCTGGCGCACAGCTTCCCGGATCAGCGCCAGAATCTCAGCGTCGGTTTTCATCGTGTGTCCTTTCTAGGGTCAATCCTTGGAACGCGGGCGTTCATTCTTTCTCAGCTATTTCGTAGTCGCAGCAGTGCGCTCTGGCAACGATGCCGCCGGTGTGTACGTGGTGACCTGCAAGGCTATGTGCGCTCGGGAGGCCAAGCGCAATCGCTTTC